AAACTGACCCGTCGAGACGATACTAATCTTCGTGCCGTTCTCGACTACAAGGAATGGCGAAGCAATCAGGATTTTGAGAACGGCTACTGGTTCAACGGAAACGAGGTAATCAAATGAGTGAAACGAATGACCCGGCATTAGACCATGCCATGAACTCGTTGCGTCGGTGGCAGCACGCGAAACGTATGGAGAACGCGCTACGCGAAGTCTTGAAATATTACGACGAAGCAGGGGAGGCCGGCGAAAACTATGAGCTTGACCCGGATAATCTCAGCAAGTTCGCCGCCGATCTATGCAAGGAATACTCAAAATCTTGATACACTGAAGGCCATAGGACTATCTTGTGACCTTCTGGGAATTAGCAAACCAAAACACAAGGGGCACGGCGACTGTCGTGCCCGAACATTTTTCAGGAGGAATATCATGCCTACTCACGTTTCTCAGAGCGTCAGGGAACTCAAGGAGCTGGGTCGAAACCTGTACGCGGCCATGAGGTCAGATTTCGAGGTTAACTCTAACGCTTCGGCGCTTCCGCTCGACTATTTCGAGCGTATCGTCACGTGGTATCAGGCTCATAAAGGCGACGCAACCATGATGGACGATGTGATGGAGGCTTGCGGCCGCGCCGGATTGTCCGCAAGCGACGCTGACGAACTCCGAGATTACGCGGACACGCTGTTCCAGGACGGGAAGCTCAAGGTCGAACGCTTGTGGGAGCTGACTTCTGAGTCAATGGACGAGTGGGGCGATTCCACACCCGTGCCGAGCCGGTACACCGACGCTAAAAAGTGCTAGACTTGACCATTACCGGCGTTCAATGCCGTGTTGTCACCCGGTTTCCGGGCGTGGATTGAAACATTCTTACCATCAGTGCGTCCCGAGCATATCGTTCGGGACGTTTTGCAACCATACCCAAGGAGCTACCATGACTGACTTCGACACGCTTTTCGACGCAACCAACAATGAGAGCGGAATCATCATATTCCCCAACAATGACGTGATTATCGGCAATTGGACGTATTCGGGGCATGGCGTCCCCCGACTCTCCCCGTTCGGTGACACGCTCGTTTCCACCGGCACCATCGATAAGGCTGAGGATAAAGGCTTGGTCAATATCAAGGATTATCTCACCGGATTGGACGGTTTCGACATCGTTTATGACAGGAATGATGATTACCCGCAGATCAAGGCCGATGACATGGCGAGATTGTGGGAGATCGTCAACAATGACGAAACCCTACGGGTGCTTGCCCCAGTCGATTGGAACTAGTGCGTGTCCGGTGCTAATTGACGGGCGGTTACCACGAGTAAAAAAATGACGATGCTAATAACTGATAACCATAAATGTGGGCCCGATTATACAAGAAAACCCGTGGAGCACTCGGAATAGAGTCGTTCCACGGGTTTTTATTATTGAGACTGTTAGAAGCCGCCACTGCCTCTCATGGAAGCACACTAGGACGGCATTCTTATTCCCGGTAATCGTCGTAGATCTCAATACCGATGGGATACTCTGAGTAACCGGTGTCCTGCACGACGATACGGCCTTCGTTCGTATAGACGGTCAACGGGTCATCGTCCGTGATCCACTTCTTCTCGATGCGGAAGCCTTTCTCGGTGACTCCTTTACTTAGTTGGCGTTCAAACGGTTCGTGGACTTCCACGAGACGAGCGTTCTTGTAAGGCGAGTCATTAGGGGAAAAGAGGTAATTAGTTCGGTCGATGATGT